GGCCTTAGTGGAGGAAGGCTGGACCTGAACGTCAAAAAGCTTGGACACCGATGGTTTGATGACACATCGAATGGAGGCCTGGAGCGCGTGCTCGACACCATCCTTCATGAGTTCGGACACCACTACTCTGGGAACCACCTCTCGATGGAATACTGCAATGGACTCACCCGCATCGGTGCCCGGCTTGCCGTGCGCGTTTCGCCTCGCAAGTACCGGAAGTACGGGTACGAGGTGAAGTCATGAGTGACGAGAAGAAGTTCCACAGAGGCAGATCGAAAGAAGGCAAGAAGCAGGTCACGCTTTACCTGACCCCAGACGAGTACCTTCTCTTGAAGCTGATGGCAGAAGAAGAACTCAGGTCTGCTGGCTCGCAAGCGTTGTGGATAGTGAAAAGCGCCATAGCAAAGCAGTATGAAAACATGAGCAAGCACAAGACCCCGCGACAGGTGGCCATGGACAACCTGATGGACGATGCGGGGGGTGAGTCATGAAGTGCTCGAACCACTGCCTGGGGCGTGTCAGGTGCTGACACCAGGCCTCAGGGTGGAGGTCTATTGGAACCTCCACAAGCTGCTCTGGAGCGTTCGCCACAAAGGTCGGGTGCTCACCCACGTTGACAATGTTGAGCTTTGCGATGTGACGTGGGTGGTCCAACCATCTGGTCGCCGGAGGGTGATCAAGGAGGGGCGAAAGAACGTCCATGCCTTTGCCCGTGGGTACATCGCGGACACCAGGAGCATGGCAATCCAAAGCATGCTCGACCAAGCGGCCACACCCGTGACCTACAACCCATACCGCGACACGTCTTTTGTCGAGGCCACATGGGAAAGGGCACCAATCAAGAAGAGCAAAGCTGCTGTTCTTACCATCCTTGAAGACCACAAGGGAAACCACCCTTGTGTTCACGCCCATGAACCAACCACAGGAGATACCACTCATGTACAACATCGTCAGATTCTACAAAGATGACAACCTCCAGCAGGAGGTCATTGAAAGTGGCCTCACCCTTGAGGAAGCCCAGGACCACTGCAACGACCCAGAGACATCATCGCGAACAGCCCAGTGCCCAGAAGCGACGGAGCGAACGCAACAGTGCGGCGATTGGTTCGACGGATACCGCAAGGAAGGCGGGTCATGAGCGCGTGGCAGATCCGAACGAGATTCGGATTTCCGAACGAGATTCGGATTTCCGAACGAGATTCGGATTTCCGAACGAGATTCGGATTGCATAAACCGCTTGCCAACTCATCCAGCCCTTGATACAAAGAAGGGCACCAACCAACCAACCTTAGGCACATAGGATACCACCATGAAGATCCCCTTGACTTTGCACATCAGCTACCTCCCCGAGTGGGGGGCCTCCCACGGGCTCCGAGAGCTTTTCCAGAACTGGCTCGATGCCAAGGATGTATTCGGCGGCGGCGACGTGGCTTACTCCAAGCGAAGCGAGAAGCTGAGCCTCAAGAACCCAACTGCGTCCATCGACCGGGATGCCCTTCTTCTGGGGAGCAGCACCAAGACCGGTGATGTGTCTCAGCGTGGGGAGTTTGGTGAGGGGCTGAAGCTTGGAACCATGGCCCTCGTCCGAGATGGGTTCGGGGTCAACATCTACACCAACACAGAGATCTGGAGGGCAGAGATCGGGGAGCACCCCAGCTTCCCAGGCATTGATGTGCTCGTCTTCAACATCCGCAAGCGCCCGCGCAAGGCGGATGTGGGTGTTGTGGTCGAGGTCACGGGCGTGTCCCATGAACTCTACGAGGATGTTCGGCAGATGTTCCTGTCACTTCGACCGGACACCGTCGCCCAGCCGTGCGGATACGAGGGCGAGATCCTTGTGGACGAGTACGAGCGAGGCAACATCTACGTCAAGGGCATCTTCGTGAAGAGCCACGACCAGCTTCGCTACGGATACAACTTCACGACCATGCAGACTGACCGCAACCGAGCGCTGATTGATGACTTCAACATCCGCTGGTCCGCAGGTGCAATCGTTGATGGCGCGATGAAGAGCGGTGCGCTCAAGGTTGACGATGTCTTGGACCTCATCATGGACGGGACATTCGAGGCACAGAGTCTCGGAAGCCGACTTGGCGCAGACAGGAAGAAGAAGATCGCCAACAGGTTCAAGGAGCGGTACAACGCCCAGTACGCAGTCTCGGACCCAGCGCAAGCAACGGAGCTTGAGCACCTCGGACTGGCCGCAGTGTCTGTCTCTTCCTCGGCGGCAGAGCTTCTTTCCTGTGAGCTTGGAAGCCCAGCAACGGCCATCCGAGAGATGAAGCAGACGGCAAAGGTCATCTACACGGAACTTGGCCTCACCTCAGACGAGATGGCTGAACTCCAGTGGGCGAAGGAGCAGGTCTTTGCGGTGATGCCCTCGGCCGAGCAAATGACGCTTCGCGTCGTAGACTTCCATGACTCCCGCGTCCGTGGGATGTATCGGTCTGGGACCATCGAGTTGAGCCGGGACATCCTCTGTGACCGGTATGAGGTTCTCGCGACACTCATCCATGAGGTGTGCCACCTGTTTGGTGGCGACGGGTTCAAGCTCCACGACGAGGCCATGACCATGATGTGGACCTCCGTTGTCAAGCAGATCGACAATGGCTGACAACGCAAGTCGGTGGCAGGGTCACGAGGCATTCGTCTCGTGGCTCGATGCCATGGGGTATCTCAAGAACACACAACCCCTCACCCTGTACCTCAGCAGCGGCCTCTACATCTACATGTGGGAGGCCTACCTGGAGGGGGCAGAACAAGGACGAAAGGTCTGATGGCACGATGTGGACGATGTGGGTGCTGGTACAAGTACCCAGGCGACTTTGCTGAAAAGCGATATGCCGGAAAGTGCCTTTGGTATCAGATCAGGCTTGAGCCAGATCAGGTCTACGATTCGCGAGAATGCCCAGACTTCTTCGAGCGCATTCCAGGGAAGAGCACGAAAGAAAACATGGAGCACAAGGTGTTTCGCCTCAAGCTCAGAGAAGAGCATATCGCCAACCGCATCAAGTGGTCGGTCGCCGTCGCAGGCTTTGTTCTCACCTGTCTGGCCTTTGTGGTTCAGACATTCGGTTGGTTCAGATGAAAACCAACAACACAGGAAGAGAGGAAAACAATGCCGCTCTATGAGTACAGATGCAGTGAGTGTCAGCTCACCACTGAGCACCTTCGGTCACTGGCTGACAGGGACAGGGCTGTGAGGTGTCCAGGCTGTGACCAGCCAGCCAAGCGGACCATCAGTCGAACCAGCTTCGCTCTCAAGGGTGGGGGCTGGTTCGCTGACGGCTACCAGAAGAAGCCATGAACCAACACTACATCGAATGCACATTCTGTACAGGTCAGAGCGTAGGGATGGCTCTGAGTGAGAAAGAGGGCCTTTACTTCCTATGCAAAACACACAAGAAGATGGGAGCAAGGAGAGCCCTCATAGTGACTTATCTGCGAGGTCGAATTCGCCTGGACGACCTTGACCGATTCGAGAAATGACGTTAGTCAGGCACTAACATTACCAACCACACAAACCAACCAGGGAGCAATCATGAGAGAGATTCAAGTTTACACCATCGAGAACGGCCTCGAACATTCCGAAGAGAGCATCTTCAATCGGATCGACTCGGTGGGGCCGGGCCGTGTGTACTCAAATCTGGGGAACGCCCTGCTCGACGCGGAGGAGGACGGAGTCGAGGTCATTGAGCACACCTTCAGGCTGGCCTCGTCTGAGGTCATCGAAGACTACTCGGAGGATGAATAATGATCTACCGAACCAGGCAACTGGTCGCAGCGCTCGCCGTGGGCTTTGTCGTCCTGTTGATGATGAGCTTCTAAACAACACAGAGAGACAATATGATTACCGAAGAAATTATGTACGAGATCCGCGAGTCCCGAGGAGCGCACGCCGTGTTCCTCGCCGCGAAGCACGACAGCCACCTATCCGGATTGTTCACAACCGACATCAAGGGAAACCTCCGGTATCGTGGTCAGCGTTGCACTCGAAAAGACCTCGCCAGCATCCTCGTTTATCTACAAGGCCAGTACAGGATCCAGCCGTCAGGCTTTGAGCTTGAGAGTGGACTGCTTGCCGCAGCAGAGGGTGCGCCACGACGAAAGCGTGAAGCCAAAGACCCAGGGCCGCTGGTTGTAAGCCAGATCCAGGGGTTCCTTCATGAGCACGGGGACAGCCCCGTTACTTCTGAAGAGATCGGAGCAGCCGTCTTCCCTGACGACTTCGTTGAAAAGAGGCGAAGCACAGAAATGATGATCACAAGCGTGCTCCGGGGCCTCGGATACCAATGCGTTCGGACGATGGTGGACTGCAAACGAAAGTACCGCTGGGACCTCCCAGCAGACAAGCCAAATGGGGTGTAGTTCAACTGGCAGAACGCCGGACTGTTACTCCGGAGGTTGCTGGTTCGATTCCAGCCGCCCCAGCCACTGACGCCGTAGGGCACTAACCACAGACAAGGTAATACCATGATTTTCTTTCTTCCATATGAAGAACTTTGCAACGAACTTCCGAGGAAGGCAAACACAGCAACAGAGGTTGGGGGTCAAGGCTCTAAGGAAACTCTGAGCCGGGGCACCCATCGTGGGTCCTTTGTCTATGATGCTGTTGTTTCAAGAGGGCGGGAGAAGGGGGGTGAGCAATGATTGCCATCCTCCTTGCTGGGGTGCTTGGGTGTATGGTCCCAGGCACCCCGGCTTTTGCCGAGCCACTCTCCAAGAGCACCTACGCAAACCTTTCCATCATTGAGGGCTTCCGTGGTGTGCCCTTCGGTGAGCTAGAGTACAAGAGGGAGGAACTCCTCCTTTACGACGCCAGCGGGCCAAACACCTACTACACCCGCAACAAAGAGAACATGATGTTCGGCGCGGCCAGACTTGATGGCGTTGCCTACATCTACAACGGCGGAATGTTTTGGTCGGGGGGGCTCTTTGTCTACCCATCCAAGATTGACACCCAGGTTGCCGTCCTACACCTCCAAGACCTCTTCGGAAAGGAGCACTTCGATGAGATTCTCGATGGGCAACGAACACTCACTTGGTATGGCCGAAACGTCATAATTGTCTGTGAATTCAGTGAAGGAGACGATGGGTCCAACATCTACTTCTATGACTTGAAGAGGATCAAAGACAACATCGACAACCCAGCCCAGCCCACGCACCCCGTTGGGGCTCTTGGCACCAACCTGTAGGAGAGAACATGGTCAAGGGCAGACACAAATCAGAACACACGAGACCGAACACGTTGCCGGGGCTTCGCGCCTTAGTGGACGCACTCGGTGGGCAGGTTCGTCCTGGTGCCAGAATCATGGGCGCAAGCCATTCCCATCTCTGGAAACAGCTATCCGGAGAAAAACCACCACCAACGCTCGACACGCTGTCCCTTTACGCAAAGAGGGTTCACGACGAAACTGGAATCTCGCTGATCTTCACGGTGACGCCCGATATGGAGTTTCACTTTATGGTCAAGTCATGACGAGGCTTGACCTAAAAGGCCCGACCCCCTAATCTGAACGAACCCTTTCCGGACCTGATCAGTCCGGTCCACCAAGAAGTGGAGCGTGGTTCAGGAAGGGCCTCATCGTTTGCGTGAGCGGTGAGGCCCCATCCAGACCTACGCCCTAATTTTACCGGAGACCACAGTGGCATGGATTGACACAGTAAAAGCAGTACCCTTCCCCGAAATCGCAGCCGAAATAGGACTTGAAACAGCACGAAACCACTCATTCAAACCATGCCCATCATGCAAAGTAGAGGTCCGTGGGTCAAACGACCACCGGGGTCCAATTGGAATCTCATCGGACGCTGCCGGGTGGTGCTGCCACCACTGCGGGGCCAGGGGTGATGTGGTCGATCTGGTCTCGTTGTGGATCGTGGGGAACAAGCTCAAGTCTGTAGACAGGGAGTCGAAGGTCCTTGTTCGGGAGTGGTTCGAGCGAAAGGGGTACTGCGAGGGTGTGGTAAGGACTGATCGGAAGTACTCGCTTCCAGCCTGCAAGAAGCCATCTGACTCCTCCAGGGTGGTGGATGAGGCCTATGTCTATGTGAAGCCACAGCGGCCACCACTCGAAGAGGTGCGCGGGCTATGGAAGTCATCCATCAGGCTGACCGACGCGCTCCAGGCACCGGAGATGTACTCGGACCCACTGCTCACATTTCTGGCGGATCGGTCCTTCTCGGTGAGCGACCTTGATCGAGCTGGCGTCTTCAAGATCATTCCAGAGATTTACGACCATCCGTGGCCGTCATGGTGGCCAAAGAACTGGGCAAGCAACTGGAGGATGGTCACTCCGGCCTACGAGCCAGACGGGTCTTTCGCATCGCTTCACGGGAGGGGGATGCGGTCTTTGCCTGGACAACCAAAGACGAGGTGGCCCCTGGGCTTCTCTGCCGGAGGACTCTTCATGGCGAACCGGGCCGGGGTCATGATGATGCGAGGGCGGGAGGTGCGGCTTGATGGCCTCATCATCTGCGAAGGATTCACCGACCTCATGAGGGCTTCATCTGCCGTGGTCAGGGAGAATCTTGATTTCGCAATCCTCTCCGCGACCAGCGGCTCATTCAAGGCCATCAAGTCAGTGAAGATTCCCCCAGGTGTACCGGTCTACTTGGCCACCGACCCAGACGATGCGGGCAAGCGGTACGCCAAGATCGTCAAAGACAACCTCAAAAACCACCAGATATTCCACCTTCCACTCACCTGAAGCAGCCCACCATGCCAGACCTCGACAGTGTACTTAGCGACCCAACCAACTCCCTTCGGGCTCTCCTCGAAAAAGCCAAGAAGAGGGGGCCAGTCTACGACCCGGAGAATGGGCCAACAGAAAAGGACTACCTCCCAGAAAAGGGGATCTGGAGCCAGCTAAACATCGCCATCTCCAAGAAGGGGAATGAGACCGTCCGCAAAACCAAGCGGAACCTCCACATCATCCTCTCTAAAGACAGCCGGTGGAAGGGACGCCTGTGGATGAACTCCTTCCGCAACAGGCTCATGTATGAGAAGCGCGACTATTCCGACAACGACGACAACCGCCTCGTCATGTGGGTGGAGCGGGTCTACGGGGTGGAGTACCCCTCCAACACCATCTGTGAGATCGCCCACCTTGTTGGGGAAGAGAATGAATACAACCCCCTCGTGGCCTGGCTTGAGGGCTTGGAGTGGGACGGCGTCGGCCGTATGAACGACTGGCTTGTCAGGGCAACCGGCTGCGAAGACACGAACATCAACCGCCGCATGGGGCGGGCGTGGCTTGTTCAGGCTGTCGCTCGCGCAATACGCCCCGGCTGCAAGGCTGACTGTTGCCTCATCCTGGTTGGGCCACAAGGCGCGAAAAAGAGCACGGTCTTCCGCTCCCTGGCCTCAGACGAGTACTTCTCTGACACGCCCATCGACATCGGCAACAAGGATGCCTACATGCAAATTGCCGATTCGTGGATCTACGAGGTGGCAGAGCTGGACTCCATGAAGCGAGCATCATCGTCTACGACGAAGGCCTTCATCTCCGCGCAGTACGACATCTTCAGACCCCCGTTCGGAAGGCAGACCATTCGCCTCGGGCGGCACGTCTGTTTTTGTGGGTCCACGAATGAGAAGACTTTCCTTTTTGACCCAACTGGATCACGGAGATTCTGGCCCGTGGAGGTCGGACACATCGACATCAACTGGGTAGTCAAGAACCGCACAGCCCTGTGGGCCGAGGCGGCACACGCCTACGCCAATGGTGAGCCCTGGTGGCTTGAGCAGGCCTTCGAGAAAGATCTTGTGGCCGCATCAGCAGCATTCCAGAAGGATGACCCGTGGTCCGAGGTCATCGAGGACTGGCTCTCCTTCAAAGGAGGGGCAAACCTGCAAACGAAAGACATCCTACGGGATGGCCTCAAGCTCGATCCAAATCAGATGACACGTCAGGCAGAGATGCGCGTTGGTGACATCATGAGAAAGCAGGGGTGGGACCGGAAGAAGAGGAGGGTCCTCGGCAGACCAAAGTGGGTCTGGGTCGCAAACGCAGAGGTAATTGAACTCCCCACGGGAGACCAACAACAAACAGTCGGTGGACAAAATGAGTAATAGGATCGTGAAAGGGGGTGGGTTCTTCCTGCCACCAGGATGTGAGGAAGCAGAGAAGATCAAAGACCGGTACAAGGTCGAGAACCCGGCACACGCCATGGCACACAGCCTTCGGGGCCGTGGGAAGTGGGTCAACATCCCCGACCCATTCGTGTACGCATGCCACGACCTACCACCCGGCCACGCATGGGCTTCGGGCACAGCCATCCCCCGTGGGATTGATGTCTCTCGAATGCCATTCGATGTCGTGGATAAGGAGACCTGCCCACCAGCAAAGAAGCTTCGACTCAATCGAACTTTCAAGATGAGGGACTACCAAGAAAAGGCAGTTGAAGAGCTTGTGAAGCAGTGCCAGGGTGCGGTCATCGCTCCATGTGGTGCGGGGAAGACATCCATCGGGATCGGGGCCATCGCAGCCATTCCAACGAAAGCCCTCATCCTTGTCCACACCATCGACCTCGCGGAGCAGTGGATTCAGCGGTGTGAGTCAATACTTGGAGAGAAGCCATCCCTCATTGGTGGCGGCTCAAACCAACCGCCGGGCCGAATCACAGTCACACTCTTTCAGACCTTGAGCACAAGGCGGTGGGAAGAGCGGTACGAGTGGGCCAAACAGTTCGGCCTTGTGATTGCTGACGAATGCCACCACCTTCCTGCCGAGACCTTCGCGAGCGTCATGATGACCATGCCAGCGAAGTACAGGCTTGGTCTCACAGCGACCCCTGACCGGCCAGATGGTCTTGAGAAGATCCTGTGGTGGCACCTGGGCAATAAGCTTGCCGAGATCACTGTGGAAGAAATGATTGACCGAAAGCTGGTGATGGCGCCAAGCATCGAGTGGCTCACCACAAATTGGGATGGCCCAGGAAAGAATGTTGACTGGTCAAAGCTCATCAAGGCGATGACTCAATCGCAAGGCCGAAATCAGGTGATTCTCGACAGGGCCAAGGACCTTGTCTCTGAGGGCAGGCAGGTGCTCATCCTCTCGGATCGTGTGGCACACTGCCAGTCTCTGGCGGAAGAGCTTCGCGAGTTTGGCATCTCATCTGAGGCTCTTGTCGGTAAGCTCACCAAAGCGAAGCGAAATGAGCTTCTGCGTGAGGCGAACGAGGGCTCCATCCGGGTGATCACAGCAACGACCATTGCGGATGAGGGCCTCGACCTTCCTGGTCTTGACACCGTCATCCTCACAACCCCCACAAAAGCCATGGGGAGAGTGCAGCAGCGTATCGGGCGTGTGATGCGAACCAAGGAGGGGAAGCGCACGCCCCTAGTCGTCGACCTTCTCGATGAGCCAGGAGCGCTCAGGGGGCTCGCCAGGAAACGGTATAGGCTCTATGCAAAGCTCGGGTGCAGAACATGAACCAAATTCTCGATTTCATTCCAGATGGATGGTATCTCGTAGGTGTTGGCGGAAGCTGGATCCTATACGACGAAGACGACCACCAAATCTGTGAGGCTGACACCATCGAGGTGATGTCAGAACTCACACGAAACGTGTCAGAGCTTGCGGAGGAGTTCGCCGCATACCAGATGGTCAAAGCCGCCCAGAGGCACGGCCCAGCAGAGGCCTGACCACATCACTGTGGCCGCTGTCGACGCCTCACCAATCCGGGCCATTCACGGACTGAGATCACCCCGCCGGTAGACTCCTCAATGGTCACGGCCAGTAGGAGTGATGGAATCGCCCGGCCAGATTCAAGATCTCGTAGGTAGGAAACGCTGATGCTGACACCATCCGGCATCCGCTCGTTCAGCCAGGAGACGAACTTGGCCCTCGTCTCGCACCCTGGGTGTGATTGTCGATAGTCAGTGATGTTCATAGCCGCACCTCGATGTCCTGAATGTAAGCCTCACGATACCTTTTGTCCATATAGCGTGCGGCCCTTGACATCACTTTAGATGGGCATTATGATAAAGTCAACCACCACAGGAGATACCATGTACAAGGGCGACACCCCAACAATCGGAAGCAGCTCAATCGCTGCCATCCTTGGCATGTCCAAGTGGGCTGGTCCGTGGGATGTCTGGGCAGATATGCACGGGCTGACGGAGAGGACTGGAAGCAACGCCATGGCCCGTGGGCACATCCTTGAGAACGCCATCGCTGAGCACTATGCAGGCATCGTCGGCTGCACGCTTGCGCCTGGACCCACGATTGATGAGGCGCCGGTCATCGGTCCAGAGCCCTGGATGCACGCACGGCCCGACAGGTACGTCACCCTCGGTAAGGAGAAATACCTACTTGAGGTGAAGTCCACCCGGTCATTCAGCAACGAGTGGGGGCCGGTCGCTACGGATCAGGTCCCTGGCTACTACCTCTGCCAAGTCGTATGGCAGATGGCGGTCTGCGACTACGACATGACAGACCTCGCCGCATTCGCGACATTCACCGACGAATATCGGTCCTACAGGATCCGTAGAGACCAGAAGGTCGAGCAGGGAATCACCACGTTCGCCAAAAACTGGTATGAGAAGCACGTCATCGAGGGCGTTCCGCCCCAGCTTGATGGCTCTCCAGCGTGTACGGCAGCGCTTGTGTCAAGGCATCCAGCCTCAAACAAGAAGTATGTCGGGTCCACCAAGGAAGACATCGCGCTGGCATCCGACCTCTTCAAGGTTCGACAAGACATCAAAGACCTGACCACCGAAAAAAGCCGAATCGAGAACGCTCTCAAGGAGCGCATCGGAGACAATCACGGGCTATCTGGAGTAGCCACATGGAGCAGCGCGAAACCATCTCGCCGCATCAACACAAAGGCACTAAAAGAAGAGATGCCTGACATAGCTGAGAAATATACCACCGAGGGCAAAGCCTCCAGGCGCTTCACCTTCACTTACCAACCAGAGGAATAAAGTCATGGGAACCGGAAAAAACATGCACCCAGTGAAGCAGTACAAGAACATCGTTGAGGCCAAGGCATCCGAGTACCTATCCACAATGATGGGCTCCGACGCAGGCCAAGAGGCATCTGGCCGTGTGGCCCTGGCCTACCGCCAAGCTGCTGCCCAGAATGACCGCATCTACACCTGCACGCCCGAGTCTGTGGCCCAGGCCATCGCACTCTCGGCAATGACCGGGCTCATGCCTGGTGGCCCCCTCCCCGACGTGTACCTCCTTCCTCGCGGCAACTCGCTACAGTGGCAGGTCAGCTACCGAGGCTACGCCCGGCTGGCTGAAGAGGCTGGTGTCAAAATTCGTGCCCGCGCCGTTTTCAACACAGACGACTTCCACGTTGTGGAGGGGCTGAACCCGGACCTCCAGCACACACCAGACCTTACGGCAGACCAGTCGTGGGAAAGCCTTCGCGCAGTCTATGTCATCGCGACAGACCGCAGCGGCGCATCTGAGTTCGTTGTCATCCGCAAGGCCGACATCGAAAAGCGTCGGGGCAACTCTGACGCATTCCGCCGCAGCAAGGGCTCCTCTCCGTGGGAGAAGTGGCCGGTGGAGATGGCTCTGAAGACGGGCATCCGCTATGCCATCGCTCGTGGCCTCGTCTCGCTCAACAGCAAGGGCTCTGTTGCCTATGAGCAAGATGGTGAGCAGGATAAGATCCACGACGTGATTGACGTGACGGACGAACCCGCTCAGGAAGCCAAGAGCCAGAACAATGGGATGAACGCCCTCTCTGAAGCTGTCGCTCAGCTTCCGCAGGATGTAGACTTTGAGAACCCGGAACCAGCGGCCGAGCCGGTCGCTGAGACCAACCACCCAGACGATGACGTGGATGTCATCGACCTCCAGTAAAAGGACAAAAAATGTCTCTGCTCGAACAGGCCAGCAATAAGGGCCGGAAATCCACTCCCGTTGATATTGATGGGGAAGAAGCCAAGCACCGAGTGCTCAACCCAAGCGTTCTCGTTCGGGTTCTGAATCAGGTGACCGACGCCAACCAGGCACCGAAAGCTGCACGAAAGAAGTGGTCAGCGAACCGCACACGACTGGGTGACTGCTCGTGGGTGCTCGAAAACATCCTTGGCAACGTCACTGAGCCAATCTGGGCGAACATCGTCGGGAAGTCTCTTGAGGGCATGCTGAAGACCATCAAGAACAGCCAGCCGAACGGAGACTGGAGAATCTCGGAGTACGAGGCCGACATTAAGCGAGACGCTGACGGGAATGAGCGCCTCATGTTTGCGGTCCTCTGGGTCGATTCAATCAATGAACCAGACCTCAAGTACAACAATGGCCAGCCCCAGGTGAACGTGGAGGTCAAGACCCCGCAGATTCCAGACGAAGTGCTAAAGGCCATCGCCAACCGTGGGAACACCGATGGTGACGGGGACCTCAAGGACCTTCTCAAGGGCCTGATTAGCGTGATGGCAAAGAACGCGGGCTCCGACAAGAAGAGCGAGAAGCCTAAGTCCGCCGAAAAGAAGGACAGTGTGATTTCAACAAGCGGAAGCGACGTTCACCTCGTTGACTGACACACCTATGCGCGCTGTGTCGGGGCCTCGTGCCCCGCGCAGCAGCGACAACCGGATTCCACAGTGTCATGTCTTTATTGTGAGCCCGAATCGGCTGGGTGCAAGTGGTGCAATCAAGCCCTTCAATACCCGGCGTGGTTTAAGCCAACGAACAACAATGTTGTGCAGTACCACCACGTTAAGAATGGTCGCCACCCAACAGGGTTTGCCCTTGGTGTTGGAGACGCTGCGTGCTCCACCTGTGGACACTTCACGCCTCGGGGGTTCGGAATCTCTGTCGCCTACTGCACGCTGCGTGGGCCGGGAAAGAACGACAACGAAATTATTTCAAAAGAGTGGCCAGGATGCCAAAAGTGGCGGAAAGCCTAATCAGCAGCCCACCGCAGCACACAGGCGGGCCAGCATAATCTGCTGCTCATCAAGCTTGGTCGAGTTCTTCTCCACCGTCTCTTCGATGTTCCCCAGATTCTCCATCGCCACGGGGTGGCCAGGCTCTGCCTGATGATGGGCCATTGCCTTCACAGACTCGCCCATGTCACGCACTTCATAGATGGTCCCGCCAGCCGCAGCAGCCAAGACCAGAACAGGCCACATCTTCCCGATTGATGCTACGAGCAAGTCAGTGGACATCGAGAGAATCCTCTTCCTCGACAGGTGTGGGCTCAACAGGCTCTACGGGCTCAACAGTTTCGGGGACGCCTTCTTCGGCCTCCTCAAGCAGCTCAAGGATCTCTTGGAGATTCTCGTTAATCTGCTTGGCTTCTTCCACGGACTCAGGAGTGTCTCCAGCCAGAGCTGCACCGATCATCAAGACTGTGAGCATGGGAGATCCTACTGACGGGGGTGGACACGTTCGATTGTGGAGAGAATCTTGTCGGACACGGCGCTCATCTCAGCGACTTCATGCTTGAGCAGAGCAATCTCCGTCTTCGTCTCCTGAACGAAAGCAAGCCCACCCAGGACACCAGCAGCGAGGATGCCGGTTACCAGCTTGTGGACTGTCTCCATCATTGCTTTTGATTCCGTGGCCATGGGTTCCCTCTTATTGTATCAGACTGACGGCGTAGGCCCCGGCGATGCAGGTTCCTACACCCCCGATAACTCCGATGACCAGCGGAACGTAGGGCTGTTGCCAAAAAGGTACAGGGGCGTTTGCTTCAACCAGAGCCTCTTTGTACCAATCGATCTGCCACTCAAGGTGAGCAGTATCAATCTTGTACCTGTCGCTCAGGGCTTGCGCCCACTCCTCCGCTATGAGGAGGTCTTGCATCTCCGAGAGCGGGAGAGCAACCGCGCTGCACCTCGCGACACCAGAGTCAGACCGTAGGTCATCAGGTACAGACTCACCACGCTCAATGCCAATGGCCTCTTCACACTCTCCCTCAATGGGCTCAGGGGCCGAAGGTCTGGCGATAGGCTCCATGCCATGCGCAGCAGATACGGCGAATAGCAAAAGGGAGGCAATCACTTCTTCCTGCTTCGGCCCTTCGCCTTGCTTGCCAAGTCCTTGGCCTTCTTTGTTTTCTTGATGACCTTGACCTCTTTGGCCAGGGCCTTCTCAAGCACCACCCGGGCTGCCTTCACCCCATCATCATCAGGGGCCTGCGGCACCTTCTTGGATGTCGAAGACTTCCCGTCATCTCGCCCGTATATATATGCAAAGACGATGGCCACAATGGGCCCCAGGGCTGCGAGTGCTGATGGAAGCCACTCAGGCATTGCCGCCACGCATCGCGCTCATCATCTTGGGGGCAGCCTCACCAGCGATGAACGCGAGAGACAGGTACAGCCACACCTCGGCATCCACGCGGCCCACCAGGAGCAGTGCGGTGCCCGTTCCCCAGCAGAGCAGACGCCGGTACGAGATGCGGGTGGTGGCGGAAAAAAATGTGTCGAATGCTTTTGTGATCATGTCACCCTCGTGTGTCTGTTGATCTTGTCCCGGGTCATCGCTTGATGTGACTTGGGTTCCTATCCGACCTTCGCAACAATAGAGATGCGGATGTTGGAACCAGGGGCTCCAGCGTTGTTGTCTGCGGGTAGAGCCACAGCAGCAAAAGACAGCCCGGTGGCGAACGAGATCCCGTTAGGGAACGTCACGATGTTCTTGAAGTTGTTGGCAACCTCGAACACGAAGTCTGGGATCGTGGTCCCGACTGTCGGGCTCAGGTGGTCCCAGAACTTGACGTACTTGACAGCGCCCGTGCTGTCGTTGTGCATCTCCATCGAGTACACAGTGCAAGCACCACCGCAAACATTGTTGTTCGCTGTTTGGATCAAGTCTTCCATACGGAAAGCGAACTCCGTAAGCTGGTTGTTCGTATAGGTTCTAGTCAAAGGCATTGTTCGTCCCTCAGGTTGCGACCACGATCACGCGGGTGTTGTTGGCTGGCGCGGTTGTTCCAGCGGTTCCCGGCTCTTGCACACAGGCAAAAGAACAAGCAGTGCCCATGGTTGGGCCGACCGGCCAGAACATGGTGAACTTGGAAGAGGCCTGCACCTTCATGAGAAAGACGGGGGCTGTCGTACCAACAGTCGGAGACGCATGGTTGTAAAGCTTCAGATATGTAGCGTGGCTGTTGAGCGAGTTGTCAACGAAGACCGAGTAAACCACCGTAGAACCACTCTTGACGAGCGAATAAGTGGCGTTTGCAACTGATTGGTCTACGAGAAAGTTTGCCAGATTGCCAGCGACTGTTCCAGTTGAAAGTGCCATTAGGCTCTCCTGTATCCGTTGTCTTTATCCCACATCAGCGCCTGACGGGACTTGCCCTCAGACCTCCAGGGCTCGCCCAGGCTGATGTGGATCCATGTTGGCTTTTCTTCAGTGATTCCCTCAAGAATTACCTGTCCATATTTCAGGTCGCTCTCATTACGAATCCAATCAAAAACACGCTCCAAGGGCACGCCAATGACATGAAAGTCGGCGGCCTCTCCCTTGACGTGCTGGGAATAGGCGCTGCCGCCTAAGGCGGTATTCAAACCACGGCACCTAAACCCCGAATGGACGATAACAGGTGACCGGAACCGGTCCCTGATCGCCTGCAACATCTCAGCCGTAGCCCTCAGGGCCTTGGTATGGTTGCGCCCAAGTTCCCTGTTCGCATCCAGAAGACCCCGGTGTGAGGTTCTGGTCAGCTCAGCAAATGTGAAGTTTGGGGCAAGCTGCGTCATGTCACAAGAGCCCACGGGTTGGACTTACCCTCAGCGGCAGCAACCAGGGCGTCCGGATCCATGCTGGAAAACATCGCATACAGTCCGCTTGTGCCCAGGCACATTGACGTGGTGTCTTCAACCCATCCTGGCTCATCTGGATACACAGCGTTTACCGCCTGTGTGTTCGGGGCCTGGAGAAGGACAAACTCACCATCCACATAGGGCAACTTGGCCCCAGCAATGGCAGCGATAGCCCCGGCTGTGGCCATCTCTTTGTCCAGATCCTCGGCCAGCGTGTTGGTCGAGCGTCGGTCAGGCGTCAGGATCACGCAGCGTCCCGAGTCATCGTCATCGTGCTTGCACACACCAAACAGGACACCGTCTTCGTCTTCGCACATGACGATGGTGTTTGTCATGAAAGCGAGGGCTTGTGCTTCAGTCATCAGATCCCCCAGTCCAGT